AACGCTGCATTGATTGTTTTTAAATCTTCATCCCAAATGGTAGTTGCGTCCACGTTAGGTCTTCTGTTAGCTGCCGTTGTGCTCGCTAGAGTATAAGAACCATTGGTAATAGTTCCGCTTTCTCTCCATGTACCTGTGGTAAAATGCTCTTGGAAGTGTGCTTGCCATTGCATTAAACCATGGCATTCTCTTAGAGCAAACTTTTCATTGGTATTATAGATAACTACTGATATTAATAGCTTGTCCATTCCAGGAAATGAATCAGACCACTGATAACCAGTTTCATCATAATAAAACCAATAGGATTTATCCAAATCAGTTCCATGGGCAACTGATTCATAGCCACTTATCATCGTGGCAACTAAAGCACCATGAAAATAAGCTGTAGTTGTTCCAGTAACTGTTACTTTTCTTGTAGTATTGTCATAATTAATGACAACTAGGCCAGGATCTACGAATCCAGTTGGTTCATTAGTAACTTCTGATAAATCGTCCAATACTAGATTGAAGCCAGATAATGCATTAAACTTTTGTTTTAAAGCTAGAGCCATAATTAAACCCTCGCTACACTGGATAGTACCGCTTTAGTTGCATCTGAATACGTCAATGTAAGTGTTGCAACTGTAGTTCCACCGCTTCCACCTGTTTTATATGTGTATACATCGGTAGTTGCACCGGCTAGATTAACATCAATATAATCATATGCTGACGGTATCAAAGCAGACTTATCCACTATTGGTAAATTAGATTGATTACTTGCAAGTGTTACAGGTAAAGATGCTTCCATTAAAGCTTGCCCTTGAGCAGGGATTTTTGCATCTAAGCTTGTAGTATCCGCAGCAATTACAGAAGTATCCACCAATACACTTGCCAAGGTAGTTTGTGTTGCATAATCAACATCTGCTAAAGTATTAGTATCTGCCAATATTAATGCCGCTGTAACTTCTGTAGCCAGCCCTGTCGTATCTAATGCCTCTACCGCTGTTTTGATAGCTGTGATAACAACCATGTTTTCAGTAGATAATGTTACAGGAAAACAATCGATAGCATCAGCAGTGCCCGCTGTATACGCTGCCTCTCCTTGACCTTTCATAATTAACTGTGGGACTGCTCTATTGTTTGCAGCAGTTACACTGTCAAAAGTAGCTAATGTAGCTGTACCATTATATGTAAAGCTATTGGAGGCATTGTAATAGCCAGTACCGTCAGTAAGTCTAACTATTATTGGATCAGCTATTGAGCCGTAAACTCCTGAGCCTGTTATAAATTTTATAGCCATTTCTAGTTCCTTATTCTTTTATATAGCCAACAAAGATAACATTAGTTGTAGCACCAGCAGTTCCTACTGTAGCAGCTAGAAATTTAACTCTTAGATATTTAAAGAATGTATCATCTTTTGCCATCCAAATTAATGATTCCCCGCCGCTATTAAAAGCTAAATAAGAATCAGGAACGGTTACCCAATTAGTTCCATCTAAAGATGTCTCTAAATTAGCCGTACCTCCCGCATCTTCTCCAACCCCATATACCAAGTTAGCTTGAATACTGAATCCTGAGAACTCTTCTACTGATATTCTATTAGTAAATAAACCAGTAGTTGTATTATCTAATGATAATCCAGTTGCTAATTCTAACGTACTTTTCCCTTGCTTACTCATTGTTCTCTCCCTCTTCGATTGTTTTGAGTTCTTTCAATAGCTCAATAATGCCCGCTTTGGATGCTGACCTTATTTTATCAGTGTACTTTGGATTAGTAAAATTTTCATAAAAGGTGTTTGCATATCTTGCCAACAGTGGGTCTTTTAATCGCTTCAGTACTGTCCCTATGGTTTTTAGTTCTGCTTCTATCCGGTATTTATTTTCTATCCTTGGAATCTTCTTTGCTAAATCATATTTAGGTGCAATTTGTTCATCTAATGATTTAATAGCGCTAACAGCTTCAGGGTTGACTTTACCAGCCTGTCCTAACATTTCATCTTTAAGCATTCGTTCCGAATATTGCCTAGCTTTTGCACTTGCACTATCCGCAGCTGTTAAACCTTTACCATATTTTTCAGCCAGCCCTTTTTGAATATCTCTTGCTTGCCCAATATTGCCACCATCTGCTAATTGACTTTTAGACAAATCTTCTAAAACTGAATCATAGCCTCTGACTAAGTCCCCTTTAGCTAGCTTTTCTGCTTCATTCCTCTTTGCTAAAATGTCATTAAAAACATCAGTAGAAGAGAACGGGACATTGGATATTTCAGAATACCTATCTCCAAGTTCTTCCCCTATATTCGCTATATCTTTTGTAAGCTTTCCTTTTTTAACTCCGCCTATAATGTTTATATAATCTCTTAATTCAGAAGCCATAGTATCTTGCTTAGCGGGTTTCATTTTTAATTGTTCGCTAGGGGATAAATTTAAAGTTGCTTTGGCTCTACTTTGTGCAAGCCTATCCATTGCTGGTACTATGGTTCTTTTGCCTACTTCGCCAACTCCTTTTAGAAGCCCTCCCACTAGTCCACCAGTAGCCGTATCTTTTAGCATCCCGGAAACATCTTCAGCTTCAGAAGCTCCAAGCCCTGTCAAAGCAGATTGAGCAATAATTCCGCCGGGTAGTTTATTAACTGGGGAGATAATACTTCCAGCCATGTTAGCGGCATTATAAGGTATAGGATATTCTTTTTTTGCTTGTAGGAATCTTTCTCTAGCAGCATCTCTACCTTGAGTATAAGTTTCACCGGGCCTCGTAGGTAAACTAGCTAAACCATATGCTTCATCGGCCCAATCAGAGGATACTCCCTGAATACCACCTAAAGCAGCAGATTCAGTTAGAGATGGAGAATTGTCCCGTTTATTTATTCCTACTTTCAAAAGGTCTTCAGTAGACAGTTTTCTAGGAACATCCTGAATACCTTCGGATGGATTCTTGATTCCAAGTTTCTTTAACTCTTCGGTGCTTATTCCCATAAATCCCAATCCTTCCCATTAAACTTGTATTTTCTGCCATCGTTTGCTTCCACTACTTGTCCTACATTGAACTCATTAACATTCATCTCAGGCTGAGGCTCCTCAGTTGGTTGTGTTTTATATGGAGTAGCATCATAGCCTTCATTTTCAATTTGTTGTAAATGTAAACTGTTAATATTATTCAAATCTTGAAGATATTTTACCATTTTTGCTTTAAAGTTTTCAGGAGTATCTCCCATATTAGGCATAGCTTTTCTTAGTCGCTCTGCTTCAGAAGGAGTAATAGCTCCACCAGATATCATATTATTATAAGCATTAGTCATTTGAAGAATTGCAGATTGAGCTTCAGCCCCTTTGGATGTCCTAGCTATATCTGGAATTAATGAACTCCCTAAGCCAGTATACACATTTTGTGCAATCTTGGCGGCTTCTTGTGCCCTGTATATAGCTTCAGATCTATCCTGTAATTTGTTTCTATCCATTTGAGGGATTCTAACTGCTTTTTCTTGTGCATTGCCAGCTGATAATCTAGCTTTTTCCATATCAACGCCTAGTTTCTGTTGAGCTAATCGAGCATCTTCTCTTCTAGCAGCATCATCAATAATAGCTTTATATGCAGGATTCTTAGCTGCAAATTGAGATACTGATTCAGAGTCAGAGACAGGAAGGCCGATATTCTTTAGTTTCTGAATAAGTTCAGGACTATAAGATTCTTCTTTGAATCTCTCTCTACCTAGATTAATGTCACTAGTTGTAGCGTCATTGGATAACATCCTTTGTTCATAAGGAGCATTGGAATATTTCAAGAATTTATCCGCAGCTAAATCCTGTCTTTCTAAAGACTTATCTGCTTCTGCTTTTCTTGTATCCAGCATTCCTGTCATATCTTTATTGGATTTATCTAAGAATCCGCTAAGATATTCAGGAGCTGCTTTGCCTTGTACCGAACCTGCCATGTTAGCAGATTTGGACAATAAGCCCATCAAATCCTTCAATGAACCAGCATTTTGAACCTGATTTTTAAACTCATCTGAGTAATCTTTAACTACTGGCTGTCTATATTGGCTCAAGTAATTACCTTTAATTTCATCTAAAGGGTCAACATATTGACCAGAAATCGTCTCTTCTTCTGGATTAACATTGGTTATAGCTGAAGGGTCAACAGGCATTGTAAATTTAGTAGCCTGACTCATATCTTCTTCTACATCAGGAGGATCCCAAGGTGTTTTAAACTTATTTACAAACTGATTATAAGGTGTTGCCATAATTTCTCCAATTAATTTTTATAGCCTTGTTGTTTTCTCCAAGACTGATATTCATTCCATTCTGGCGTTTCATTATACTTTGGCTGTTGAGCTGCATTTTCTCTGGTTTTATAATCAGCATATGTACTAGCTGCCCCGCCAATACCTTGGCCTATTGCAGATATTCCTTGATTTCTCAAAGCTGCATTATTATAAGCAGATTGCTGAGCCGCTTGGCTTTGTCCACTTTGTACACCTATCTTATTCATTTCATTATCATATTGCTGTTGTTTCATCTGATTGCCGTAATCACGGTTATCATAAGTAGCTACATTTCTTGCGGTAACATTCTTATCAGCTACATTCTGAGATAAATTCTGATTAGCTAATTGAGCATTCCATCTTTGGCCTGCATTGTATTCATTAGCTCGCATGGCATTTTCTGCAGCTCTTTGGTTGAACGAATTGATAATTCCAGCATTAATCTTTTCTAAGTCAACGTCTTGACTATACATTTGTCCGCCAAGATCCGCTGCCTGTCCCATAGCTGCTTGCTGTCTTGCAAACTGATCGGCCGCTGATTGCTGTCCAGATAATGCTTGAGCTGTTTGAGCGTCTCCTACTGCTGCCATATTGCCGGCAAACTGTAGCCCTGAGTTCATAGCCCCACGTCTAGCAAACTGGTCTGTCAATGAAGCTCTATTGGAAGCTGCTGTTCCTGCTGCATTTCTTGCAGCCATATTCTGAGCTAATTGGTACATAGGATCTGTACCACTTTCGGATTGACTCATTAATCTGTCTAAAACTGACCTTTGAGCGTCTCTGCCTTTAACAGCTCCAGCGGAATAAGCTTTAACCATCTGTGGTGCTTTTTCTTCAATAATTGGAACTAATTCAGGTGTATAGCTTGCAACTACCTTAAATTCTTCAGGTGTTATTGTGTTTATATCAAAATCAGGGCTTTGTACTTTTTCAAGTAGTTCCTGCATTCTTTGTAATTCTTCATCTGATGCTTGCTGTGCAGCTCTTGAACTAAACCATTGGGAAATACCCGATGCTAGTTGAACTCCTGCACCTGCTAACAAGGCTATTGATACTGGATCCATTGTTTATCTCCTAAAAATTAAATTTCTTAGAACTTCCTTTAAAACTACCTGTTGTTGGTTGCTTATAGTTGGTTGACTTAGTTTGTTCAGTAGGTTCTTGAAATGTTTCTGCAAATCCTTCATACATTGGTTCTGGATATTGTCTTCCTTCTAACCAGTTGGACAATGCTACTGCCGGAGAGGCTATATAATCCCCAAACTTATTAACTTGTTCGGGTTTTCCTGTAGGTGCTAAATCTATCTTCTGTGAAGTAGCTCCAGAACCAATAGTTGCAGGATTTCCTGCTGATGGATATTTATAGTTATTTACTGTTGGCTCTACTGTTTCTTTTTGTAATACTTTAGTAGGGGTTACAGTAGTATTTAGAGGATTAAACCCGCCATCTAAAGTATAATTTCCAGTTAAAGAATCAGAAGACATCATCGGCTGACCTCCCCCGATACTTTTAGCAATTCTTTCAATATTTGCAGCTTGTGCAGCTTGTGCGGCTTTGGCTGCTGCTGCTAGTTCTTCTCTTCTAGCTGTTTCTGAGAATCTGTTTACTTGGTCTTCTTTTTGCCTTGAACCGCCGATATAATCTAACAATTGATTAGCATATGAATTATACCCAGAATTATCCCTATAGGCTGCCGATGGTGCATCTATACTTAATGGGTTTTCAGGAGTGTTATATCTTCTAGCCGCTTGAGATAAATCGTATAAACTGTTTTCCCTATTTCCCCATAAAGCACTTTTGTTCTGAGTATCTTGTCCAATTGTCTTACCTATTAAGCCGCTTCTATTAGCTAAGGCTGCATCTAATACACCCATTCCTGAGCTATAGTTATCACCTTTAGGTTTTAATAAACTCTGAGCTGAAGCGGTTACATTCGGATTTCTAAAAGTATTACCTATCTTTGAAGTAGGATCTTTAAAAGACACATCACCATAATCAAAGTTACCTGTATCGGTGATTAGGTCTTTGTCTGTCATTGTATTATAATTTCTAGTTGGAGCATCTAAAGCTTTACCAATAGTTGCTAACTGATCAGTATCCTGCTCGATGTTTCTTGCATTATCCTTTTGGCCTATTTCGTCTAGCCTATTACCAACCGCTAGATTCTGATTCCCTCGGTTAGCGTTCATCACATCCATTGGAGAGGTGAAGGTTGACTGTCTGTTAACTTGGTTTGGAGTAGCTCCACCGGGAACTACCATTGACGACCCACGTTTAGCATCATCTTGAGCTGCTTTGTTAGTCTGTCGGTTTAGAACGTATGCCATTACATGACCTCCATGCCGATTGGCTGTTGTACATCAGTATTTTGCTGCGGTTGTGCAGGTTGTGCAGGTTTTGATAGTTTTCCGCCTTTTGGATCTTCTTTTTCAGTTCCGGGGGGCGTTGGTATTCCTGCACCGTTTCCTGAGCCTTGTGATGGCTGCATTTGATTAATATTTTGGGCAGGTTCACCTCTTAAAACGGAAACCATCTGAGCAAGCATTGGATTTGTCATAATCGTCATTTCCATGTTCATTCTTTCTTGCATCAAGGCAATTACGGTTTGAACCAGCCGTCCATTAGTCCTTACATATGGATTGTACAACAAAGCTTGATAGGATTTTATAAATTTAGGATGATTGTCAAAAATTAGAGGTTGTACTTTGTCGCCGTCTAAGATTGCATCAGTCTCAGCTTGGATTGCCGTCTGTTCCGTTATCGAGTCTTTGTAAAGAACTGAAACATCTTGGCCTTCCAAAATCTGGAAGTACATTTCTGGATTCTTCAATAATCCATTTTGTAATAAGCTGTCAGCTACTTGGATTCTACCAGACGATGAACTTAACATTGGACTCATTGTGCTTACTTTGATTTTATTCAAGCTTTTGATATCTGAATCTTTAAACTGTTTTGCGTAAGTAATATTACCTATTCCAACAATATCAACTAATTGTTCCATTGAAGAGAATAGTTTGAAATTCTTAATAGCTTGGTTCACTACCTTTTCAATTAGCAATGTAATTGATTTCTGAGCCGAAGTTAAGAACTCCATAGCGTTAGCGGACAATGTAGCGGCCATCGCACCTGATGAAACGTTAGCAGGTGGCTGACCTCTTAACGTATCGTTAATCATTGAGATATTACCTAAATAGGTATTCATGTCTCGCATAAAGTTGCCAACTTCAGGAGGAGTTGTTGGCATTTCTAAAGGCTTAGGAATACCGCCGCCTTCTGCCTGTTGTTCTGAATAATAAATTGCATTTAATCCAGAAGACAGAGCTTCTGTAGATATATCGCTACCCCTTGGAACTAATAAGGATTGAACTCCAAATGCACTTTGGTTACTAGCTTGAACAGATGCGGAATGATCCAACATCTCTTGAGCTGGTAGCAAGTTGCTGAACATTGGGTAGCCCAATGAGGTATTATTAATCTTTTCAAATATTAAAGGAAATACAGGTATACATTCATAAGGGTTCACATCATCATAAAATATCGTCCCTACTGACCCATAAGCAACCATTCTTCCTTCTGGAACAGCCGGGGTTTTTCTATGATAAAATTCATATACATAAATCATATCGTCATTATCAAATTCACTCAATACGCCGTAATTAGTTAAACCTTGTCTTGAATCTTTTACGCTTGGTAAAGAAGCAATCTCATCAGCTAATTCCTCGTATTGACTCATTAAGTCATATCTATTTCTTTTACGTTTAATTGTAATCCAGTCAAGATTATTAATGTCCTCACAAGACCAGTCGTAGACAACATCTAACATGTCATGGACTTCTATTTGATCATCCCCTGAATACATTGGATTGCCTTCAGGTGTCTTGGCATAAATATAACCAGCGTCACTTCTCCAAGTAGAAGAAATGAAACAAGCACCAAGGACAGCAGTCTTTTCCGCTGCTGCTGCAATCTTTTCATCCAGATTATGTTTAGCTTTAATGTCTTCACACAAAGCCTTACCTATTCTTGCTGTCTGCATAGGTATAGCATCTGTGCTGTTTGTTAATACTTCAAAGTTTAATCTTTGACGGGTAATTAATGTTACAAATTGGGTAGTTAGTGTTCTAGCTACCGGCAATGTTACCTTTACTAATTCGCCCTGAGAACCCGTAAAACCTAAAGAGGTTGTCCAGCCGTCAGGATTAATTATCGCTGAATAATAAGCAGAATGATTTCTCCAATAGGTTGCAATAACTGCCGAGAATACCCCCGCAGAGAACCCATTTTTTCCCCAGTTAAGGATGTATTTATCTATCTTAGATATAGCCTCTTCCGCAGGCTTGTTTACAAAGTATGTAGTATCCGACATTTTTACCTCGATGTTCTTGAAGTTACTACTTCAGAATATACGCTAATTGATTGTAAGTCTAAAGATTCACCAGCCTTATTGTGAAAAAGCATTGGTTGAATGAATGTTCCAACAAAGCAATCTCGTGGAACATATGTTCTGACAACTACCGCTGGTGTTGTATAAAAGTCTTTATTTACTGAATATTCACCACCCCAAGGAAACTCACCCCATTCCAATGTACCCCAACCGCCGAATCTTATTAGTTCTTTATCGGTTCCGACGTTTAAATTCCAGAATGTCGGAGTTGTGGAGTATACATAATCATTGGCAAAGTTTATCTCTAACTTGGTACAGCTAGAATTATTCTTAAAGCTGGCTGCAAATTCTGAATAATACTTTAATTCCGATGGTTTATCTAATGATATAGGACTGAATCTAACTATTGAAGATATTCCAGAACCTAAGAAAACTAAGTCTCTACTTAATCCCGAATAAGTCGCAGTGGTATAAACAACAAAAGTATTGCTATCAAATATAGATACTTCATCAATAGGATATAAATCAGCTCCATTAATCAATCCGTCCCCAATTAATGGCTGAACGCCTTCAGTTAGAGTTATCGTTATGTAGTTATAATTTCTATTACCATCTGATATTGTCAATGTAGCTGTCTCGTCACCAGAAGCTGAAACTGTAGTTGTCATAGTAAAGCTAGTTAAACTTGTTACATTAACCGCTGCAATTGTAGGAATGGCTGAGAATACTGTAAAAGTACTAGCATCAATATTAACAGTTTGTCCGTTTATTAATCCGTGAGGATATACTGTATTTACTATTATCAGATTTGGGTTAGTTCCAAAATCAACTGAAGCAGCACAATCAAACTCTGACACACCTTCTTGAAAAGATAATGTACTGTTAATACTTCCAGTAGCGGCAGAATCCATTATGAATGTAAAGCAATAATCATCAATCCTAGTTACTACCCTTAACCCTTCTACATCAGAAGCGGCGGTTAAGAATCCAACTATTTCACCATCAACCTCAGATATTGTTACCCTAACTCCCGTTAGTAGTTCATGTGGAACTATAGAAGTTACTATGATAGTTGAACTACCAGCAATAATTTGAGCGTGGCAGATTATCTTTGCATCTGCTTTTACGCAGAACTCATCTGATAAGTAGTCTGTTTTCTTCTGTAATTTTCTTTCTTGGTAGATGTAGTTAGTGTCAGAAGCATCTACAGAATACATAACATCTGTTACGTTATCCAAGTAGGCACAAGCAAACACATAACCATCGCCTGAGAAAGTAGTTATTCCATCAGTAAGATAATTATAAACGTATGTAATATCATTTGTAGTAAGATTAGTATTCGGAGACTTACAAGATAGTAAGTACATTCTTTCACTTTCATAAGCTACACCTGAACTTGTTGTTTGTAAATTGGCATCCCCAATAATGGCATTTATTAAAGGTTCAATTGTTCTTGATATTACTCTAATTGATGAATCTGTAATTTCCACTATTCCTTGATTACTTAGGCAATATACTGAGTTGTTCAATATAACAACCGTATTTTGAGACTTACAGATTACTGTTCCATCTAATAAAGTAACGCTGAAATTAGAAACAACATCACCATTTAATCTATATACACCATCTCTTTTTAATATAATTACAGAGTCTCTTAATGGTGCTATTCTTATAATTTCTTTATCTCTTGAACCAACGGCCAAGAAGTTAGCAAAAGGTACGGCTTCAGGTTCACCTATCTTTGATATATAGATACCATTAGGTAAATCCGATGTAGATGATTTAGATTCTGATACAAATACTGCAAAAGGAAATGCTATGAAAGATAGGTTTGGATTAAACGCCGCTGCCGTATCCACATCACCAGCAAATACATAAAAGTCATCAATGAAATCTTTTGCAATAAACTGCATCTTTCCGGGAATATCATTAACTGTACTTACATAGGAGCCGTAAACTACCGCTCCAGCATCAGCATTGATTCCTTCAAGGATATGCCTAGCTGTTCTATCTATGGACTGAGCTACTGAGACAGTTCCTGATGTCTTTTCTACTTGAATATATTTCTTAACATAGGTAACAGCACCACCACCAAATACTCCGGGAAATAGAACTGAGAACGTATTAGGCCCTAGAACTGTTACTGTATAGTTTCCAGCTAAAACCGGAGTCTTGATATAAATCTGATCTAGTGAACTCAACCCATGGGTAACTTCAGTTATTGTAAGTACCCCTATGGCAAGTACACCAACCCCTGAAACTGTAGGGCAATTTTGTGTTACCGCTGTACTAAGTCTATAATAAGAACCGGCGGTATAGAGATAAGTATTATTTGTTATCTTATCTGCTGATAATAGGTTTAATTCAAATACTGGATATTGTTTACAGTTTGCATAAAACAAATGATTTTTGAATAAAGAAATATCTAAAGCTAAAGGAGGTCTATCATTCGCTTGCAATGAACCTTCTTGATTGGAGTTGGTATACAGAAATGTACCACCAACCAGCTCAGAAGGGACTTCATCAAGATACTCAACATATCCAGCAGTTATCTGTGATGAGGTTAAATTCTTTTCTTCAATCAATCTATAGTCATCTAATGACGTTGGAGCTGTTGGAGTTGTCCTGTAAACTCTGTAAAAATATTCTGTACTTGTTATCTCAGAAGGTATTGAGAATTTAATTTTTACACATTTCTGTAACATAAAGCTAAAAGCTGTGACTGTAGTATATCCAAGCCCTGATAGGTCTATAGAGAAATTACTGGCATCAACTTTAGTTATTGAATAAGGAGTTCCAACTGCCGGAGGTGTCCCAGTTGCTCCAGTTATTGCATAGAAATAAAGCAAATCTCCGTTTTCAAAACCATGTGTTGCTTTTCCTATTGTTAATATGTTTGCAGCAAATGAAGCTATCGTCCAACCTGTAGAAGGAATAGCTGTCACATCATCATTAGCCACTGTTATGTAATCGCTAGGAGAACCTAAGACTACATTGGAGCTGGTATCTTTTCTTCCAAATACTACTCTATAAGATACTGTATTAAAGCTATCAACTACACTAGCAGCATCCAACATTCCTACAGGTCTACTGTCAGAATTAAGTGACAATATTCCTGAGCTAATATCTAATCCGGGAGCAATACCTGCTTCAATTATACTTCCAATATCATCCTCTAATTTGAGAACTCCATTGTCTGTAGTAAAATAAGCATTACCATTAGTGAAAGCTATTCTAGGCGTATCAGTACAAGTTACCGTCTCACCTGTCATTAACTTGGTTTTTCTGTAACTACATCCAGTAGCGACAACATTATCGTCGAATGATTCTGTATCAGCTTCTATTGAGAACTCATCAACATTGATATAAGTAACAACTCTTGTTCCATAGATATCGGCTTGTTTATTAGGAAAGTCGCTGATATAGCTTACATCGGTATCAACTTGAAAGTCACTGATATATTGCCCACTTATAAATCCATGGTCTACTTTAGTGATAGTTATTGTCTTATCATCTTGTGCCCAAGTACAGGTGGCATCTATAATTTGGTTATCAAAACTGTACATACTATTCTGAGTTAAGGTAAAGAAACTATCTTCAAACCTGAACAATGACTTAATAGTTTGTCCAGTCGGTAGCCTTAACCATTCTTTATTGCCACGTCTTTTTTGTATTAAATTATCTTGATTAATTATAACATTATCAGCTTTTTCTAAAGAACCAGCATCTACTGTCTGAGAGTTCTCAGCAATATGTAATCCTTTAAATTTAGTTATGTTAAATTGCTTCATACTTTTAAACTCGGAAATCTTCTAATGTTTCTACCATTTAGAAGCCCATTTCTATTAATAATCTTACTTGGACTTCCATCAACTCTAGGACTTAATGCTCGTTTACAAGCTTCTACTTTTCGCATATAGACTTCCATTGTTTCAGGACTATCTATCTTCATTGCTTGTAAAACTCTGATAGCTACTGCATGAATTAAACACTGTGTAGCTTCATTAGGTAATTGAACAATACATGTTTCATTAGATAACGAGACACCATCATTTGCTACAATTCCCGTTAGTGGTGTAACATCATTATAACCATTTAAATATAATAGATTATTTGATATATTTGAAACTAAAGCATCTTTATATACTATTTTGTATCCCGGTCTATACTGAGTAATATCAACAGTATCCCCAATGCTAATAGTATTAACAATTGTTGCTGTAGCAGTAACATAGCTGCCCCCAACCGCATTCGTAACTGACAATATAGTATTAGACCTATCTAACACCAAAGTAGAAGGGTAAGCAGGATATATAAACCTTATTACTACCGCTTTAGATGGTACAGGAACTAAGTTTATACAATCGCCCATGATATAGAAACCATAAGGACTTGCCGCATCACCAGTATTCCAAAGGTGCATGTCTGTTACTTCATATTTGGTCAAGGGTATTAAACTGCCGTCATCTTTCTTTGAATATATGGCCACAACGCTTCTTCCAGCCGCTCGATAAGGTATTTGAACAGATTGTGTACTAGCTGCCACTGAAACATCTTCATAAGTCAAGAAAAAGTTCTCTTGAAGTGATGTAATCATTGGGACTATGGTTGATTCTTGTTCTTCGTTAGCTAGATCAATTAAATCTTGATCTTGAAACCTTGCCTGATACGATGGAATAGTTATTGAGCGTTTTATTGACTCTATTAGAGTTTCTATATTCATCTTCACGCCCCATAATGTTATTTTTTCTTCTTCATTGCAATTTTAGTCATAGAAATAGCTTCAGGATCTTCATTTCTAGAGATTCCCATAGGTTTAGACACACCAGAAGTATCAGGTCTTGTCATAGTTGACCTGATATATTCCCCTAGATCACCCTCTTCACCCATTTCGCCTTCAGATTCCATTGGGTTGTCTACTGGAAGGTCTCCCATTGGCTCATCCTCTTCACCCATTGGCTCATTCATGGTTGATTCTTCTTCAATTACCTTTTGTTTAAGTAATTCTATCAATTCTTGTAAAAATTCTTTCATTATATACCTCTTATGGCTAAGGTTCTTAATCCGCCAGTGTTATTTTCTATCGTAACCGTATCACTGTTAGCTGTTTTAGTGATTATGTACCCAGAAGCATCAGCAAATAAGCTATTTTTATCAGCTATACATGATATATATTCTGAAGCATATTCACAAGTTACAGTAAGACTCTTCCGTAAGTCGTCAGTTATTACAATATTGCTACCATCCGTGGTCAAAGTTACTGTGTCACTTGCACCGTCAGCAATGCTAAGTATTTCATCTATCACTTTTACTTCAGATATAACCTTCCAATCGCTAGATGAATTATCGAATTGAAGGATAACAGCACCACCATTGGTTAAAATCTTATAGGTGCTACCATCTACAGTCTGTCCTGTACCAGTTATCTCAATATTGTTGGTTTGAGCTGCCCCTGATTTATCATAAATCATGATGAATCTACCGATAGAACCAGCGGGAAGCGTTATAGTTACTCCGCCTGCATAGTTAACAAGTAGCGTGGTATCAGTAGTTGTAGCAGTGTAGGTAGCCGCTGTTACATTGGTAGTTGAAAATACCATTGATGCTGTAGTTGCCGCACCTGATAAAGCATAAAGATAGTCTGTTAGATCAAACCAACCTACTTCATTCTTTTTTGGTATACGATATGTTACACCGTTAAATACTGCTTGTATTGGCATGTTATTCTCTTATGAAAACGTATAGTTTGCATGTTCTTGTTACGTTACCAGCAAAGTTAGCTGTTACCGTGATAACTCCAGCAGAAACAGCCCATTTTAGGTCTTCAATAGCAACAACGCTGTTATTCATTTCTCTGACAAGTACACCGTGAATAGCAGCAGAACCAAAGTTAGGTGCTAATGCAACTCCAGTATTATCAACTAATACTGCATCAACTTCTTCTATTTTTAATCCGTTAAAGTTCATAATCGTCTCCTAATGTGTATATTAATTCCCTGATTTGGGGTGATTCTATGATAAGTGTAAATTATTACAAGACAAAAGGCAAGGAATTAAAGTCAAGCGAATGTAAAGCGTTTTGGTTAGGATTGGAGACAGTTTGATTCTAATTCTTTTATCTCTTCTAGCAATTTAGAGTTCTTCTTATTGAGCCCATACTAATCTATTTTCTGGTTGTTGGTCAAAAAAAAGACTCCCGAAGGAGCCTTACAATAATTCTACTTATTATCGTTAATTATGCATAAGCCACGGACTCGTTATCGATCCCGTAGAAGTAGATTTGGTTAGCCGGACGCCTCGAGATAATATATTGGTCTGAGAAAGAACGGAAGCACCAACCTGTTTGATTTTCGAGCGGAAAAATTAGCTGTTGATCTAATCCGGGGATACTATTAGTAATTTCAGTAGATCCAGAACGGAACCAATCTTCCAAGCATAGACCGAAAGCTTCACCGTCTTTAATCATTGCATTAGGCTTGATAATGTTTTTACCATTAGCAGCATAATAAGTAATTGATTCAGATCCAGTTTCAGAATTAGCTTTGCTGTAAGTAGCGTCCATAGAACGTAAAGCAGCATCATCAGCAGTCATATTAGCGAAAGTATTAGGAGAAACATAGATAGTTAAACCTTTGTCTAATCCGCCTCTATTCATTGCCTGAGCAACACCTTTTTGAACAGCTTTTAAATTGAATCGTTTAGAACCCAAGTTAAGAGTGGATGATTTCCATAAAGAATATTGAGAAGCATTAATGCCAAACAATGTTCCAGCATTGGATAGAATCTTTTGAATCCCAACCATTTCTTTGGAATCTTCCCAACCTTCAAATGAGATTTTGTGTGAACTAGCAGCAGAAGCAGCAGTTGGAACAAAGTCTACATAGATGAAACCGATGTCCGTATCTACGCCTAAAACTTTACCAGATTTAACAATAACAGTAGGAGCAGCGGTAGCAATCTCATTGATTCTAACACCTTCCATACCTGACCAGATTTGAGGAGCAAACTGACCTTTAGCGAACAGGATAGCACCCTGAGCACCAGCAGGAGCAGAAGTATTCATAGTTGTAGCAATACCACCAGTTAAAAACTGTAGAGTTTCGCCATTAGATAATGTATAAGTACCAGCACCCGCTGTTAAAGATACACCTTTGTAAACGCCTGTGTCATAATTTAGAGTTCCTAAACCAGCAACAGATTGCCCATAAATTCTAGCTATTTCTAGGAATTTATTATGAGATTTAATATGGTTTTGTAGGATGTGTTTAGTAGCATCGAAAAACGCTTTAACACCGCCGCCATTAGAACGACTCATAACAGCCCAAGGAATAACAGATGTTAAAACTGTTTGGCTAGGAGTAATGTTTGATTGTTTAACAGTTCCAGCAACAGCAGGGTTGATGTCATAAGCATCTAGTCCGCTTCCTGCAAACGTAATACCGCATTCAAAAGTCATTGGAAAAGCTTCAATATAGCTTTCACCAACTTTAGCAGAATCTTGAAATGGGATATCTTTTTGGAATTGGAAATCAGAAATTAAAACTTCATTTAATTTTCCATAAACAACTTTAAAGTTGTCTTGTACAGTTGATACTTGGCTCATGGTTTACCTCTTTCTTATTTTAATTTTAGGTTTAATCTTAGACTTAAGTGTCCAGAAGTCGAAGACTTGGATAGATCAGTATGGTTTAAAAGAACAGCTAAGTTACCAGCAGAAGTTACATAAACTTGCAATCCAGCAATAGCTGCATCAGTAATTGCAGCATCAGAGTTCCATGCAGCAGCAGTACCATAAGATGTGTAATAAATTGCAGTAGGAGCAAAACCAACGGCAACAGCGGAAATAACATGATCAACTTGTCCGCCCATATCAATAACCATACCAACAGTTTTATCATCTTCTAATGCAGTCGTACCGAAAGCAGTACCAGAAATAACTTCATTAGCTGATCCCAATAACACGTCAATTTTAGCCTGTGTTAGAATTGCTTTAGCAGCAGTTCCAACAGTTGCTTCTACTAATGCTCTTGGTAAATAGCCGGGTCTAGCACTAACAGCAGTACAAACGCCTGAGGCTAATTTAAAATCGAACTCAAAAATTGCACCTTGAGAACTAGCAAGTTCCACTTGGTCTATAACATATGATTTCATAATCATCTTCCTTTATATTGTTTTTCCATCTCCATTAAAAATTGTTCTGATGACATCACTTTCTTGCCATTAACCTTAGGTATGGATTGTTCTTTCGAAGTCCTTTCCCACGGCTTACTGGTCTTGAAGCTTGCCACGTCAGCTTGGCGTATAGCCTTTTTGAGACTTTCAGGAATATCATCCACGGTTAAAGACTCTAGTATTTCTTTCCGTGTCATATTCTTGGCCTCTTGTGACTTTTGCCAAGCTTGCTCGATCGTCATTTGGTTTGGAGTATCCCAATAGAGATCCAGCAATTTAACCATCGCATAAAAGTCGTGGCTAGAAGGTTTGATTCCCTGTTTTTCAAAATAATCTTTGATACTTTGGGAAAACTCTGCTTCCTGTTTATGCCGTTCTGCTTGTTCCGTTTCTTCTTTGTTTCGGAGTGCATCGGCTTCCTCGGCTTTTCTTCGATTCTCTTCTTTGATTTTATAAGATTCATTTTCCTTTGTCAAATCATAACGTTCTCTGTCCTCTGGTGACATCATTTCATATTTAAGCTTTTCAAGTACACGTTGCTCTGCTATTGCTTCAATATCATGATTTAAAAACTGTTTACCAAAGTCAAAGATACCATTAGGATCTTCTTTCAAATTATCTAATAATTTAAAGATAGTCTCGGCTTGTTTTCTAGCCTCTGCAGCCTGCTTTCTATCCTCTGCAGCCTCTTGAGTTTTCTTGGTATAGTCCCTAGACTTCTGTAATGCCTCGACAATAGCATTGTCATCAACTTCTACTTCTTCTTCTTTGCCGTTGTACTTAATCTTATATTTCTTCTTTTCAGCCTCTGTAGTCTTGGCACCTTCTTTAGGCGTGTCTTTACCTTCCTTAGACTTATTCACCTCATCCTTAGCCTCGTCAAACACGTTTTTAGCCATATCCTCAAAGCTTCCCGGCCTCTTGATATCAGGATTGGCCTTTGACTCACCCCTAGCTTTTGGCTTTGGCTGTTCCGTTATTTCTTCCTTAACTTCCTGACTGTCACCCATGACTTGGTCAAACTGTAGTACCATTGTGTACTCCTTTCCTATGAGTATAAAAACACAAATTTAACGTTTATTTCATTGCTTGACGGCGTGATATATTGAATAGATAATATCACTTTCTTATCAGCCGTAAACTTCCATTTAAAGCCAGCTATGTAAGAATCGAGCGAGCCTTCTACATAATAACCAGATATAATAATCGCTTTTGGCTCTTTCTTTACGCTAATTTCTAGAGGCGTATTATGTTTCATCTTGTACTCTTGGTATGAGCCATCTATGTTATCATTAATGCCAATATTGTTATTCAAAACTCTGATAACATTTGAGCTGAATAAACTAAAATAATCAAAGAACGCTTTTAGTTCTCCAAAAGCTCTGCTCTTAGCTATCTGCGTTGTTTCAAATATACTTGATACATTAATCTTCATATTATTTCCTTCCAAATGGTGAAGTAAATGACCTACCCAGATCAATTATTGGTGTATGTTTTTGTGGCCCTGTCATGTAATGGAACTTATTTAGCTTATGTTTTGGTATCGGATTAGTAGTTTTGTCCGCACTTCTGATCAAATAAATTAAAGCGGCCAGCGCGTCATTATGACCTAAGTCTTTCGAGCGTTCGTAATCATTTAATTGCTTATTAAGCATACCGCCATGCAGTGTTTTGATTAACAATCTACAGTTAGGATGTATCGTAAGTTTACCTTGGTCTAACAGTAATCTAACCATGTTTAAGCCAGCCTCTAGTGTGTCTTTAAGCGGCAATTGGGTATCATAATTATGCTTAGATTTAAGGTCGACAAGTATCTGACCAGCGGCATCACATCGACGTCTAGTTATGGGATATATGCCTTCTTTCTGGTATACTTTAAACATAATCTTATCAGTATCGGTGTTAGGATCAAAGTCACATTCATCATATACAGTGATACTTGCTGATGGATAATCATAATAACCAAATAAAGCAACAGTCTTATCCTTAACTCCGCCAAAATCTATTGATGTGATCCAGTTAGCATGTTCTGGGTGGCTTGCATCATTAACATGTAAATCATAACTGAAATTAGGTATACATATCCGCCCGCCGTCTCTAACAATCTGGCACAAGTATTCCCGTCTCCATGCAATACTGTGTTCACCACCGACCATTTCTTTAGCTTTATCGATCTGTTCGGCGGTTAGCTGTGGATTATCGTACACCGAATACATAAAATAGCTGTTAGATATCCTAGTCTTTGGCTCAATAATGCTGTGTAAATAATGGTCAGGGTCTTCCGACTTGGTTGTTATGTGTATCAGTTGTCCTTGCGATCTAAGCAATTGTGGTGCGATAACAGATTGCAAAGCGTATACATAGTCATCACTCTTAACAAAGCCACCTTCTTCTAAAATGATCAATCGAGCATTACCGCCACGAAGGCTGTCAACATGTGCCCGTTCAAGCACCCCGAGACGCAATGAGGACTCACCAATCTTCCACCTGTAATCACTTTTTTCTTGCGTTATCAATCCTTTAGGTGCGTCGGATACAATCACATCAAGGTTATCTTGTACAATATCTCTAGCTTGTTTAAGAGTAGGTGCAGCAATCCTGACAATAGAGCGTGGATATCGTATGCAATAAGCTATGGCATAGACACAAGAGAAATAGCTCTTACCAAACTGTCTAGCGATATCCAAATAAACCTCTTGTACTCCTACACGCTTAAGCTTAACAATATGATTCCATAGCATAATCTGTCCAGAATGTAGCTTGTAGGTTATATCAGCGTCATACCATTTGGCATTAACTATATCATTTAGCTGATCATCAATAGTCATATCTTCTCAACGTCTAATGTATTCAATAGCTTATCTGCTAATTCCTTTATTTCATTGGGACTTCTTTCTATTTGTGCTACATTTACAATAACATTATTATTGTTATTAGTTACAATTAATGGCGTTACTATATCTTTCATCCCCTGCAAGATTGCTTTTTCGTTATTCGCATCGAGTAATCCTTCGAATTTATCTGTTATCTTATCCTTAAGCGACGCTACTCTGTTGCGTACAATATTATCCACGAGTAACGTTTGCTGTGTAACAAAATCACTGTATGCCTTAGACCAATCGGTACGCTGTCTAACACGCTTAAGTAACTTAAGATACTTGATATTTGTAACGTCAGATATTAGCTTTAGATCACCACTATATTTAGCGAGTAGTAATTTAAACTCTGTCAACGATATCGTGACCTTAGTTATCTTAACCGGCTCATCAGTAGCATTTTCGGTGCGTGTTGCTTTCGCTTTGCGAGTGCTAGCATATAGTCTATTGCGGGCGGCAGTCTCCTCAGATGTTCTCACGACAATTTTGGATTGGTGTGGCTTTTTCGGCGGAATTGGCTTAAACACACTGTTATCAATAGCCATTTATTTACTTCTCATTTTGATAACCGCTACATCATCTTGCAAGCGGTTGAGTTTATTAAGTTTTTCTTCAATTTGAAATATTTTTGAGAGGAGAGCTTGACTTTTTTCTCTTTCTGTTTTAACATGTGTTATCAAGTACTTGACCGATAACCCCATAATTATACTCAACAATAAGATTGCTGAAAAGATAACACCGAGAAAAAACAGCATGATAACTCCAAGTTAGGTTGGTTAAACTTATAAATTAAGTCAATTAATTTACTTAACTAATCTTAATCCATCTAAACTACTTTGTCGAATTATCAAGTAATTAGCTGTAACTTTAAATTACTTGCACAAACAACCTAAAAATAGTTTACAAACAGCTAAAATTAACTTATACATATTTTATCAGCAAGCGACGAGGTGTCAGTTTGCTAATAACTAGGAGACTAACATGTACCCACTAAGCACTATTACTAGAAAAGATTTGCTTTCAGGAATTAGCTTATATTTATTCGATGGCGAAAAATACCTAACATTAACATTGGATAACGATAAAAAATATTACTCTGTGGCTATTACGGACAATAGTAATAAAGGCGTATATCCCGAATACTTTAAAACGTTAAAAGAAGCATTAAAGCATTATAACGTTTTAAGAAATGAAATAAATTTGGACAATACCACACTAGCCAAATAATAAACTTACAACCGCCAGCAACCCGCTGGCACATAGAAAGGATTACGATTATGGAATATAAAAACCAATATTTTGACTCACTAGAAGATTTACAGAAGCATTTTGCAGAAAAAGAATTTAAATCGTGGGAAAACGTAGACGAGTATTATGACTCGTTACATGTGCGAGCAAAATAACCAAGCCACCCAGCTGGCATAATGAAAGGATACGACCATGAAAAGAGAGACCGCAAAATTTGGTAAAGATATTGAGAAAATCAGCTATACCAAAGACAATGACAGATACGTCTATATTCAGACAATCCTACCAAAGCGAGTAATCCAAGATTACGTTAACAGTCTTGGCATTAACGCTGGATCATACTACAGTGACGACTATGTGGACAATGAGATCCGCTATTATAGAGTAACAGTCAAAAGACTTATCCCAGATAATTGGCCAGAAAGGGATCTCATGTGGCAAGCTATGTCTAATGTCATAGACATGTCTAAATACTCAAGAAGGTTTATGACTAGCGTGTGTAAAGATATAGTTAGTACCTTAGACACTGGCTACACTGTCATTGATATTTATGACTTATTCCATAAGCAATTAGAGTCAATTGGCGTTAGGTCTTTTGACTACCGTTCTGAATCCTTCAATTAAACCTCACCATGCTATCCTTATCATCCAGCCTTATCTTTTTACCTTTAAGCAATAAACTTTCAACCATGGCTTCCCAAACGCTAAATAGAGGCATTCTGGAAGCTTTCGGTGTGTGACGGGTTGCACCCCCAACCACTAAATCAATATCAATTGTACAAAATACAGTTATCTGTCATAAGGGATACAAAAAACATTAGCTGAAATCTTTTTATTTTTTAAAAAGAATAAAGAAATATATATACAGTATTACAGTATAACCTTAGCAAGAATCATGCCAAATTTATTATTAGTATAATCACAAGGTTATCTAAGGAAATGTCTGACAGGGAAAAGTTAACCTATTTTTCAAAGGTTGGTTTTCAGTTGACTCGAGGTAAAAAAAAAGCTAGTTTACCTTTCGGTAGATACTAGCAGGCGATATCTAATATCTACCACTCTACAATTTTTTTGTCAATATCTTTTTTATATTATCGCATACGAAAGGTTTTTGTTATGCCCGTTATTAAGACACCAGAGGAAATTAAGGCCGAATATCAATCCAAGCTAGCTAGGCTGCAAGGTGAAATGGAGTCCAAGCTGGAAAAAGCCGCTAATTTTTCCAAGAAAAATCCGGTTGAGATTTCTCAAGAGACTCAAAGATTATTGAGGGGGGAAATTAAAGAAAATAATCTTGACGTAAACTTACGAGGTGGGGTCCTAAATATCAAGAATATATCAGGGGATACAGACGACTTTGTCGAAAAGATGATAAGCCGTGTCAATAGAAATTTGAGAGTGTCTGGCTACTCAACTACTTTGGCCAATATTGGGGAGGAGTGGGACTTACTCATTGAAGAGTTGACAAAGTTTAAAGAGTCCCAAATTTCAGAATTTTTGAAAGTCTACACAGATGATAACTTGGAAGAACTGACAAAGTTCCTAGCTATCCTGAAGTTAAAGAAAGAGGATATACAGAATCCACCTCTAGGACTAGATGTAGTAGTACACGCCCATATGTTACAACAAGTAAAGAAAAAATTCTTATTTCGTGGGGATAAAACTCACATGTATCCGATCGCTTGTTGCTGGAAGGGTGTTAATGGTTGTGGTAAGTCTTGGGCTTTGAAATTTCTATGCGATAAAACATCGACAAGTTTAATGCCTCTTTTTGCAAGTAAAATTGGTGACTCAATTAGCGATATACGCAATCAATATTCTGTATATTCTACTTACTTTTTATTGTTAGATGATATCACTGAATTGAAGAAAGAAAGTGTAGGTTTGCTTAGAAACATTATTACAGACAGCTATTCCAATATCAGAAAGATGAATAATAATAAAGGTACAGATATCAGAAATAATTCTACTATATTTTTAACCGCTAATATCTCACTAGCAGATTTATTTGACGAACCTCAAGAAGTCAGAAGGTATTGGCAATTTAATTGCGTGGATAAATTACCTAAAAATGTTAAGAAAGATATCTTTGATAAGCTAGAAAAGATTAACTATACTAAGATATGGGAGAGTATTTCACTAGATAAAGAATATATAAATGCAAAAGTTTTTCAGGAAGAAATATATCCATATCAAGAAAGATGGTTACTTTACTCACAACCTATCAGTGAGTTTATTGAGAACTACTCACTATTTAGTTTTGAGGAGGATACTGAAAAAGAAGAAGTTAGATTAGATTTACTATTTAAAATGTACTTAAAATTTGTGGAGTTTACGCATAGGCAAACTAGAATGACTACAACTAGATTTAAAACCTCTCTCAATAGGCTTGGGGTTGATCCTTGCAGACAACCGACAACAAATAACCGAGTAGACAGGACTTTCTATCTTCTAAATAAATCTGCTAAAAAAGAATACATGGATGTTATGTATCAAGGAGTTGTGGAAGGTGAAGTATGAAATTTGCGTATATAGATTTTGAGTTTAACAATACCCAAGAGAGAAAAATTAAACTTGTTAGCTGCTCAATTTTAATTGATGGTAAAACATTATCATTCTGGCTACACAATAACCTAGAGAGTCAAGCTAGTTTGAAGAAATATATTTCAGACAGACTTAATTATGTGTGGGTAAGCTATGCCGTGGAAGCCGAGGCCAGATCGTTTATTGCATTAAACTTACACCCGTTAAAATTTAAATGGTTAGATTTATATTTAGAATATAGACAAATAGTTAATCATTCTGGGTTGAGTTACGGTAAGCACTTAATAGGTGGTCAAGAGAAAGTCTTGACTAATCCGCTATCTGTAATGAATAAAGAAAATATAAGCTTTTATGAAGCTAAGGACGTTATAAAAGAAAAGAAAGGTGCTGGCGAGATTGAGAGAGGACTAGCGGCTGCTTGTTATAAGTTACTCGGTATTAGGGTTGACCTGCAAGAAAAAGAAGAAATGAGAGCAATCATTATTGCTAGTAATGCAGAGGACATTGAGAAAAATTCTGAAAGCATTGTTAAGTATTGTGAAAATGATGTTAAATATCTACCTGATTTACTAGAAAGTATGCTTACAAAAGTTTGCCCTAAGTATTTAACCCGAGAGGAGTTTATTAATATAGCTATAAACCGTGCCAATTATTCCGCAAGAACTGCAATAATGGTTACTAATGGCTATCCTGTAGATATTGAATCGTTAAACAGGCTGACTGAAAATATCCCAAAGATAATGCAAGAGGCTAGATTAGATATAAACAAAGTATTACTAGAAAACAATTTGCCGGAGTTATTTAAAGAGCATAAATATGTCCGAGGGAAATACGCTGGCACTAGTGAGTGGAATTTTAAACAGAAAGAAACCATTGAATACATATTGCAGAACTATGATACAACCAATTGGGAAAAGACTGACAAAGGGGCGATAAGTTTAAGTGAAGACGCTCTACACAGCAGGGGGGCTTCTAAGCACAATTTTAAACCTACAGTCTTAGATCAACTAGCTAGGTGGAAAGCTTTAGAGTCTTCACTTAGGGGGCTGAAAGAGCCAGTCAAAGCGACAAATAAAACCTTGTTTGACCATATTGGTAGTGACGCTAGGATTAGGCCATATTTCGGTATATTCGGATCACAGTCCTCTAGATCTCAGCAAACCGCCACAAGTTTTATATTCTTAAAATCCGCTTGGGTAAGATGTTTAGTGCAACCAGCAAAAGGTTTTTGCATAATCGGTGCGGACTATTCCAGCCAAGAGTTTCTTTTGTCCGCTGTAATTTCTAAAGACAAGGCTATGGAAGAGGCTTACAACTCGGGCGATGTGTACCTAAATTTTGCTTGTACTTCTGGAATTATTACCGATCCTATGCCCAAATTTGGTACTCCAGAATATAAAGCATTCAAGAGTAAGTTTGATAATGAAAGAAATACTTGTAAGTCTTTGGTACTAGGTTTGTCCTATATGATGGGAGCGGTATCCCTAGCTAGAAAACTAACACAGGATAGTAAAACGGGTAGAGAGTATACGGTTGACGAGGCCAAAGAATTAAAAACTTTATTTCATAAGGCGTACCCACTATTTACACAATGGCAAGAGGGTTTAATTACTAGATATCGAGAATATAAAGAGCCTATAGTTTTGCCTTGCGGCTGGAAGATGTACGGCCAAAATCCTAACTTTAGGTCTGTAGGAAATTTCCCTATTCAAGGCACAGGTGCTTCAATAATGCGAAAGGCTGTGGAACTATGTCAGGATAGTGGACTAAAAGTCATTATGACTTTACATGATGCGATATACGTTGAGGCTAAACTGGAAGATGAAAAGTTGTACTCTGAATTATTAAATAAGTATATGAAGCAAGCTTTTAAGTATTACTTCCCGAATAGTGAAATTAGGGTGGATACAAAGTCTTGGGGTTTCGGCACTAAGAGCCCATATCAGATAGACCCGAGAGGCTTGAAAGAATGGGCTACTTATTATGAATACGTTAATCCAGAGTGGGTAAACTCAGTGACTAAAGAGCAATGGGTGGCTGCTGTAAAGAAAATTAGGTCTGAAAAGAATATAGGGTTTAAACCAGAACCTTGTTACACCCTTACACCAACTGGGGTTGAAGTCGAAGAGTGGTCGCAGGGATATAACTTCAAGTCGGAACTAGACGGCACTCGGGGGTTTACTTTTAAAGAATTAATTCCTCACCTAAACATTTGACAAAAGATTGAGAAAGGATTAAGAAAGAAAAGCACCATAAATAATAAAGGAGAAAATTATGGCATTTGAACTAGTTGCAGGTAAGAAAATATTTCCAAAGTGGGGAGAAGTAGGCAAGGGCTACACAATGACGGGTATCTACAAAGGTACTACAGAGGGCAAGTTTGGCACAAACCATATCATTGAAGGCGAAGACGCTATCTGGGAAATGAAGGCAATGGCGTTTGATTACGCTATTCAAGATGGAAAATTCAAAGTAGGCGATATGATTAAAGTTGTATATACCGGACAAGCCGCCTCCAAGAAAAAAGGTTTTTCAGGGGCACATACGTTCGAGTTTTATGTTGATAAAGATTACGTCAACACTGAGCCACAATCTGAAAAACCTGCAACCCCTACAGTAGAAAAACAAGATTTTGATCTAGATTTTGAAGAGGTTTAAGATGGATAAGCTATCCTACTCTAGCTTGCAGACATTTAAGTCCTGCAAGCGGAAATGGTATTACAAAAAGATTGCAAAGGTTACTGTGGACTCTGATTACCACCCTTCTGATGCTTTTAACTTCGGCAAAGCTTACCATGAAATACTGGAAAAAGGTGGCCATTTCTCTTATGCCGAAATAGATACCAATGCCATATGCGAGTCGTACGGGCAGCTTGAATATTACTTAGAAATAATGGCTTGCGTCAACGCTTATTTAAATTTGCGTGTACTCCAAGCCCCGCTACGGCTGGTAAAAGCAGAATATGAAATACAGCACGAAAAGATTATTGGCTATGTTGACGCTATCCTAGAAGAGAATGACAAGTCTGGATGGTGGATTCTTGACCTGAAAACTGCTAGGTCAATTGGATCAGATTTACCTGCTAAACTTCACAACGATGCCCAACTTAATTTATATGCAAGTTTTGCTGAAGATATAGCAAAAGACTTGATGCTAGATATATCTAAGTTTAAAGGCTGTAGGTACAACGTGGTTTCTAAACCTCAATATGTTCCAAAGAAAGACGAGGCTATGGATGATTATTGTCTTAGAGTTAAGCCAAAGATTGCAGAGTTTATCATTCCCGTAAACAAGCTCTCCCCCGAGTATTTCAGAAGAGAAATTGAGCAGCACTATGCTTTAATGGAAGGTATTGTTAAGGCGGAAAAGCAACCAAACTGTAATTATTCAGCTTGTTATAATTACTTTTCACCTTGCGAGTATTGGTCTAACTGTCACGGCAGCTTGTTTACTAATGGGCAAGGTTTGGAGGTAATATATGGAAATCGGTGATTATATTACAATTCAAGATCTAGCGGATAAATTAGAGGTATCTAAATCTACGGTTGATAGGTGGATTGCTACTAAAGTTATAACTAAAAGGCGTAGGTTTGGTTTAGTATATCTTTACAAACTTGATGAGGTTAAAAAAGAAGTAAAAAAGTATGTCGATTCTATTTGACTTCCAAAAAGAAGATGTAAACAAAGTTTGCGATATCCTAGCCGCCAATAACCGAGCGGCTATTTTCTCAACTGTAGGTACTGGCAAGAGTTTGATAGCATTAGAAGTATCTAAGAGAATAGCCAAGCTTAACACGTTAATCATTTGCCCTTCTTTTCTTAGGAACAATTGGGCATTGGAAATTAAGAAGCATTATAGCCAAGATGCTATTGTTTATCCTAAACAGCCCAATCCTAAATGCAATTATTACATAATCAACTATGAGAATTTAGCTAAGATTAAAGACTTATCTTACTTTGATTGTCTGATAATAGATGAAACTCAGTATATTAAGAATCATAAAACCATTAGAGCCAAGCAAGCATGGAAGATTATTAACACCATTAAATACACGATACTTTTAACAGGTACTCCAATATCAAAAGGCATTGTAGACTTCTACATGTACGCTAAAATACTAAGTAAAAGCTATGCTAAAATGGACTATTGGACGTTTTGTAATCGGTATTCTAACATGGTTAAGAAGCGTTTAGGTAGTAGAGTTATCACCGATTTTCAAGGCATTAAGCAAGAAACATTACCAGAAATTAGAGCTATTCAATCTAAGTATACAATCCGCCGTAAATCTGAGGATGTGATCAAGCTTCCCTCTATGCAAGAGATTGAAATGCGAGTAGAGGTTAAGCCGATTAAAGTTGACGCTGAGAATACTTTCATGGCTTTTAAAGATTACATGGAACATCAAAGAATCAATGAACACCTAATGGCTTACAAACGTGAGAATGCCATTTTGAAGGCTACAGCTACTTATGAATACGTTAATTCTATGTCTGAACCTGTGCTGATATTCAGCGACCATCCCGAGGCTGTAAAACGTATTTCGGAGGGGTTAGAGCTGGCTTCAGGAATCATCACAGGCGATACTCATCCATTGAAGCGTCAGGACATCGTAAATGACTTTGAAGCTGGTAAGATTAATATCATTGTGGCTTCAATTGGAGCACTATCCGAGGGTGTTAGTCTTCCGAGAGCTACCAAAGTTATATATAACGATTTCAATTATTCGCCGATTAAAATGGTACAATCCAAGGCCCGTGTTAGAAGGATTAACTCTCAGCACGCTGCTCAGTGTGCTTACATAGTATCCTCAGATCTTGACTCCAGAATACTTTCAATTATCAAGTCAAAACAAGATGATATCGCTAAAGTGATCCAATAGTAAATAAACATTTGACAAATAGATGACAGATTGTTAAAACTCTTTTGTTAACGAAAGGAGTTAATTTATGGAGTTTATTGATGCAGTGAAAGAATGGTTATCTAGCCCCACTACTCGTAGGGTATGGAGAGGTGATGACATGGTTTTGGATTACACTAAAGAAGGTGAAGACTTTCTAAAGTGTGACATGTTTATAGCGGTAGCGGGGTTATTTCAAGACTACCATGTTGAACAGTTAGAATCTGGCTGTAGTTGCGGCCATTTCTGTGAGAAATGTACAGGAACAGCTCATCAATTTCACGATTTGGAGGATAAGATATGACTACAGAAGAAATGCTACAAAACTTAAATGACGAGATTGCGGTAACAGAAGAACTTATGGCTACGATTAAGGCAATACTTGATATGGAAGAGGAGCAAGAATGTCATTAATACTATCAATAGATCCGGGTTTAAAAGGAGGCCTTGTCGCCATAGATAATGGCGGCCAGATTATCAGGGCATTTCCGATGCCCGTAATCAAAGGCTCGAATGAACTGTCAATGATTGGCTTATATGACTGCTTTTTGCAGTTTGTTAAAGCTAGGATTGTCATCGAAAAACAAGTGGGTATGCCCGGACAAAGCAGTACATCAACGCTTACGTCCGGCCAGAATTGGGGCAAGATTATCGGCATGATAAGCACATTACAACTATGCGACAACATGCGTGAATTTAGCATCGAGTATGTTCCTCCTGTCACATGGTCAAAGCATTTACATAAGAATGTTTCATGTAAAGCAGATACACCAACCAAGGTTAAAACTGAGCTGGCTTTATTGCAAAAGTATGGCAAATTACCCCCTACTTTTTACAATCGTAACGGTAAATTACATGATGGCATGGCAGATGCTTTAGGCATATGTCATTGGTATTTAGAAACACAAGTGAAAGGGTAATGATATGAATATTGAAGAACTAAAAACATTGCTAAGAAAACACCCTAATGTTATGCCAGAAACAGCAGTGGTACC